GACCATTCCGACTATCAAACCATTCACCATTATCAATTTGAAGAATTTTAAACTTATCACCCGTATCAGGATCAAATTTATAATCAACTCCGATTATAGGTGTTTTACGGAAGTTTTGTTGTGCCATTGATGTATAACCATCAACATATACGTGATCACCAACATCTTTATTTTCAAGCATAATTTTTATTTATTTTGTAGTCAGGACAGGATTCGAACCTGTAAGTTTCCAATCGCAACGATACCATATCCTATCTTGGAGTCGAACCAACTTTAAGCCACCTGACTAAACCATTTCTTAGAACGTTATTGTATGTATTGCTCTAATAGTAATTTCATCTGCTTTGTATTTGCTAATTTCTGGATCTTTAGCTACTTCAAAGTCTACTGATGAACCGTTTTTGGTTTCAATCCACATCTCTTTAATAAATTTAGCTGATGTGATGTCGTTTTTGTCGTTGCGCTCAATTTTGAAAATAGCAACAAATTGATTATTTACTCTATTCATATTATTTGATAATGTTAATGGTGATGATGGTAATAATGTAGTCCCTGATGTTAAACTATACATAATTACTCCTCATTAAATTTCTTAAACCATTTTTCACGAGCTGTTTCTGGGTCATTAACGTATTCGTTAAATGCTGTCATAGCTTCTTTAATAGTTGTGAATGCGATATGTTTACATCCTATTCTAATTGTACATCCTGAATGTAAAAAATTAAATGCTACTTCATAACTTCTTAACATTTCTTGTTTAGTTTGTTTTTCCTTCATCGGTTGCTCAAGTCTGTCCATTGCTCGAACTTCTTCATTATCGTATACAGGTTCTACCGGTATTCCTCTTTCTCTTTCTTCCATATTTTTTATTTTGTTTATTTATTAAATTTAAAAATAAGGTCACATATAAAAACGCCTAAGGCAATAGCACTTAAAGCCATATTAATAACGCTACGTGATTGCTCATCTTTAATAAATGGTTTTGGAAACCATGCAGCTAATAAGAATAGCCACCCTATAATCATTAGATTCATATTTTTTATTATTTATTTAGTTTAGATAATTCGTAGATACTGTTTAGAGTTTTAAATTTAATATAATGATCTTCCTGTTCTATAATTTCAATAATGGGAGTTGTTTGCCAAGTGAAAAATTGATTAAAAGGAGACATAAGTAATGATCGTCCGATGCTTGGTTCATCATGCCTTTCTTTAAATTTACCTTCTTCATCAAATTCAAGCCAGGTTATTTCTTTAGATTGATTGGTTAGTCCATCACTTTCACGAACTAATTTCCAATTAAATTCATTTTCAACTATACCTTGTTCGACAGCAATCTTTAAAAGATTATCTTCATCAATGTCTACAGGTATTTTACTTTGTTTTAATTTACTCATATTTGATTTTTATTATACTTAAAGATAAGTAAATCATTTCAATTTTCCAACCGATTTGTTTTATTTTTAATAATTTAAAAATTCTATTTCATTTGTATCCGGATTCCAATCAAATGTCATTGCTTTATTAACATATTCGTATTGCTCGTTTAGAATAGATGCATTAAAGAAATGTGTTTGTCCATCGAACTTATAACCATAACCACCATGAATATGACCACATACATGAATCTTTGGCCTAAAAACAGTATCCAAATGATGTCTTAACAATCCGCACCCTAAGTTAGGTTCATTATATGGAGGACCGCTCGCATCTAAATGACCTTGGGCTGGGCCGTGAGTTATTAAAATATCAGTACTTAATGGAATGGCAGCCCATTTTTCTTGTAGTTCCTTACCGCCTTTAGGTAAATTAAAAGCCCAATTGTAAAATTCAGGTTGCCAAGGTGAGCCGTAGATGCGAATATTATCTTGAGGAAATTCTCCATTAGGCCCATCATAATATAATGTTAGTTGTGTATCTTGTAAATAATCAATTGATTTATAAGAATTAACAATTTCCATCGCTGCTTCTGGTCTGGTTTCAAACATTCGATCATGGTTTCCAGCAATAAAGATTTTATTATTATATTGATCTAATCCATCAAACCATTTACAAAATTCTGTAACGTCCTTTGAATTATTGCCAGAGTTCATAATATCTCCAGCATGAATTAATAATTCTCCGCCTGGAAGGGCTGTTTTGTCCCTTGTAAGATACAAATGTTGAGTGTGCGTATCGCTAATTACTGTAATTATCATAACTTTTTATTTTTTAATTGTCATCTTCGAAAAACCCTAATGCTTTAGCACGGGCATAACCAACAAATTTACCATTATCAGGATTGATATACTGACGCTTGGATTTAGGTAATGAAAGTTGGAATTCAACGTCGTCTTTATATTTTTTAAGATATTTTTTATCCCAGTCAAATTTTACTTCTAATAATTGACCTTTACTGTTAAAAATCCACGTATCTGTGCTTATTTCATCAGAATAAATATATTCTTTTTTAAGATTTTGTGGTATTGGTTCTATTACTTTCTTTGCCATATTATAAAAATAAAGAAAACAATTCAAATTTCCAACCGTTTTAAAATTTATTTAGACTCTATTGTATAATAATATTGTTCTTTATCTAAAAATTGAGAAGTCAAATGCGGGTCGAAATATGGCAATAATATATTTTCTTTATTAATATAAATACAAGAATGAGGATTGCCGCGCTTAGATAAGCCTCTCATAATAACATATTCTTGATCAGTAGGTTCAGTTAAAGAATGCTTAACTAATTGTTTTTTATATTTTAATTCAAGCCACGTATTTATTACTTTAAACCATAAATGATTTTCAATGACTTTATCATTTTTATCATCTAAGCCGTAAAAAGTATAAACATTAGGTATTTCATCTATTGGTTGCTCTAAAATAGAAGCTATACAAGCAATTAAACAATTTCCATAAGTAAGCCTTTTGCCGTCTGCATAAAACAATGAAAATTTGGTTTGATAAATAGGTTTCACTATATATTAATCTTTAATATATGTAGGTATTTTATAAATTTCGTAATATTCACTCATACCGCCTCCAAAAGGAGCTAAGTCTTTAAGCGCAGCTTCATATCCACCTGGCCCCATAGCTTTTTTTAACATTTCAAGGCGCTCTTCGTATGTATATTTTTTACTTACTTCTTTTTGGTCAGCCATTTTTAATATAATTATGTAAGTAATCCTTTACCTATAGATTTTATACGATCATGATATCTACTTTTAACTCGTTCTGAAATAGCTACTGAATTACCTTCATCGTCTATTCTTACAAATTTAATATTAGTATGAGTAACTACCTCTTGTTTACCTGTATATACATTATGTTTTCTTACCTCAACATACAATGTAATTGATGTATTGCCAAATTCTTTTACATTGCCATATACTTTAACAATATTACCGGCTTTGATTGGCTTTTTAAATATCAATTCATCTATTTTAATTGTTACGACTCTTAATGTGTCACAAATTTGACAAGCATAAGCTGCTGCCGCATCATCAATTAATGACATTATATGTCCGCCGAACATGTTTGAGTGAACGCCTATGTCACCCGTTTTACAAATGTATGTTGATATTAGTTCCATTTTTTGTTTTTATTCATAATCACGAATTGCCTTTACATAAGGAAAGCGAGGTATATTATCAGGCGTTAAATTAAAATATTTAATTGTAGCTTCTTTACCAATAAGCAAATCTTTATCTACTAACATTTGCTTACATATATACCAATTAAACTTTGGCGATGCATTAAAGATTTTACCAGCTTTATTTTTAAATACAAATGAACCGACCATACCAGCTTTATTTCCGTTACCTTCTTCTATATCAATAATTATATATTCTTCGTCAATAAAGGACTTATTTTTTAATAAAGACTTTGATCTTTTATTTTCATATAATGAATCTAAGCGTATCATTTGGCCTTCATATCCGGCTGAAATATAATCTTCATAATAACCAGATACGTCATTTAAATTATCTACTTGATCTGTAGAAACAACAATTATAGAGTTATCGTAATTTGTAAGCAGTTTATAAAGATGTTGATATCTATGTATAAATGTAGCGTTGAAGCTTGGTAAATCATAGACGTGATATTGTATTTTTTCTTTAGATTCAGATAAATCATCATCGTTTGGTTTTGTTTTTTTAACTAATGAACATATAGCATTAAAATCATTTGCAAATTTATCTGCATATAGTTCTCCGTCAAATATAAGATCAGGATTAATTTCAAATAAAGGTTTTAATATTTCATATATATGCGGAGCTGATATAATAGCTTTACCATTACGCGTCCACATTCCGTCTTTTTTAACGATACATCTAATACCATCTAATTTAGGCTGCGAATAAACTGGGAAGGTAATTTTGTCTTTATAGTCCTCCCATTTGTTAGCCAACATAGGCTCAAAATATAAAGATATATCTATATCATTAATATTTTCAAACGCACCCTTTTCCATTTTCTTACGATGAATAGCAGTTGATTCATTAATAGCTTGTTCCTCTGGAGAAGTAGCATTTGCTCTTCCTATATTTTTAGGTTCACAGACTGTCCATTCTGAGGTTGTTTTTATTCCGTCTAAATATCCGGATATTGTACGATATTTATTAGATTCGACTTCTATAGTCCATTCTAGGACTTTTCCTGTGGTTGCGCGTGAATATAATGTTCTTTTCATACTTAAAGATAAGGAAAACATTTCAAAGATCCAAATTTATTTTATTATAATTATTTAGATTTCACAGCCTCTGAGGAATGATAACTTATTAATTTCCAATCGCCATTCTTTAATTCTGCTAATGCAGTACAATTTTCACACCAATCACCTGAATTAAGATAATGATCTTTTATTGCTGGGTGATGAATATGACCGCATATTGCAACGGTACACCCTTTTTGATAGGCTAATCGTCTAGCATTATCTTCAAAATCATTTATAAAATTAGTAGCTTTCTTAATACCCTTCTTAATGTCGTTAGATATAGAATAATAAGGTAAGCCTCTAAAAGATCTCCATTTATTATACCATCGATTTATCCATAAAGCAATATCATACCCAATAGACCCTATATATGCTAACCACTTTATTTTCGTAATAAAAATATCTAAAACATCTCCGTGAAAAATATAATAACGAGTTTGATTATATTGATGTATATAATCTTCTACAATTTTAATATTTCCTAGATAAAATGGAAGAAATTCTTTTAAAAAGTCATCATGGTTTCCACGTATCCAAATAACATCTGTACCCGTTTCAGATATCTTTAAAATCTTTCTAATTATTTTTGAATCTTTTTTAGTCCATTTAGACCCGCGAGCTAAAGACCAACCATCAATTATATCACCATTTAATATTAATGTATTAGTTTCAAGATTTTCTAAGAATCCTAAGATGTCGTCTTTTCTAGATGCTTTACTTCCTAAATGTAAATCAGATATAATTATAGTATTATATTTCATTATTATCTTATCATTTATATATTACCTCTGTAATAGGATCTAATGCCCCATAAATATCAAACTTAGATTTTAATTCTTTTGCCTTATCTAAATACCATTTAGATTTTTTAGCATCTTGTTCTAATGGTTGATTTGGTTTATCGCCCATACGCATTTTATATTTAAATGCGTTCATTTCACAAAAAGCAATTGTTTTTTCAAAACCCCAAATATCTACCATCATATCAATAACTTCTTTACTAAAAGTATTGTAATGGCTTGGGTGATTTACATGTTCGTATGTATTTTCTGTATTCATCTTAATTTGTTTTCTTGTTAAACCATCTTCTTATAATATAGCCACGAGCTATTGATAATATCGTAAATAAAATAGTAGCCATACCTAATTGGCTAAATGTATATGTAATACCTACCATACTATATATAATCGGGCTAAATATAAAAGTAGTTATAATTCCAATTAATGTATTAGTAATACTTTCTATAATTGAATTTTTCTTAGTTTGTTCTCCCATTTAATGTTTATTGTATTTAACAGACAAATATGTTCCTAACATACCTCCGATTACTGCAGGTATTAATGCCCAATGATCTGAAATATAACTTATAGCAGTAAATGCTCCGCACAACATAATAAACGCGCCATATATGGCTGCTCGCATTGGATATCCAAAGGTTATAGATTTAATGTATACACCCCAAAAATAATCTGTCAATGCCATTGTTATAAATACTAAAATATATTTTATCATTTTGTTGATTTCTTTTTTGATGATGTAGTTACTTTTTTTGGCTTTGATTTAGGTAATGGCTTATTTAAAATAATCGCCTCGACTTCTGCTTCAGAATATCCGTATTTACTTACAACCTTTACAACCCCTTCAAGATTATTAGTGTTAAACAATAAATCCAAATATTCCTCAGCCTGCGAGCGGGAACATACATATTCTTTAGCAAATATACCCATTAATAGCTCATTATACGAACTTTCTTTTTTATTCTTTATCCAAGTACTATAATAACTTTTTTTGGGCAATACGTCGTTAAAAAAGCCATATACTTCTTTAGGAGTTAACTGGGAAGAAATAGCGTATCTTTGAAATTCATTACAAATATCTAAAAGATCTGGATGCATTGATAAGATCATTATAATCATATAAGGCTCCGTTGCTTTCTTTTCTTCTTCAGTTAAATCAACCCAACGTCTTTCGGTTGACGTCATTATTTTTACGAGATCAAAGACTGTTGTTGCCATTATGGTTTAGGGAATATTTCGTGATTAGGAATTGAGCCGCATGAACTACATCTAAAAGTTTGAACGGGCACAATTTCTTCAGCTCCTGAAGGTGATATTAAAGCAGACAATGTTTTAAAAAATACTACAGGAAAAAATGTATCGCCTTCGCATAATACATTATCTTCTAGTTCTATCCCACATACATAAGTAGGTTGTTCTGATATATTAATATTTAATCCTTGACCTCTTTGATTTGTATTTTGTGATTTTGATAAGTTCATTTTATTTTTTATTAAGTTCTGAAATTATTTGAGCGAACATTGCTGCTATGTTTATATCTTTATTAACAGAAAAAGAATCTTTATACTGATATTCTGCGATTATTAATATAATAGCTCCTATATGACCTGTTCCGTAAGAATCTATTTCATCATACAATACTCTAAATAAATCTGCAAAGTCCTTTATTTTAGAATCTGCAATTAATTGACGTAGCTTAGTAAATGCTTCCTTTGGATTAGATTCTGTTTTTAATATATCAATACATTGTAATGTATATGCTTTTCTTGAAGAAACAGTCTTATCAGGTACTAGTTCTCCGTTTATTGAATGCTGTTGACATAAATTAATTACTTTTCTAATATCAGGATATCCTTCATTTACAAATACAGCTACATCTTTAATATCAAAAATAATATTTTCATTGTTCAGTATTTTTACTATTCGCTCTGCAACTTCTTTTTTGTTCGGCGGTATAATTTGAAATGATTGACATCTACTTTGTATAGCTGGAATAATCCTATCTATGTAATTACATGTTAAAATAAATCTTGCATGATTACTAAATGTTTCCATTAAGTTACGTAAAGCTGCTTGAGCATTTATCG